GTATCTCGTTGGCGTCGGCACTCGACTGGCCGTGCACCCAATCTGTCCAAGGGCCGATGTTGCCGGTGCGGTCAACTAGGCGCCCACGGAAATACCGGATGACCCCAGCAGCCATGCCGCTGTGCAGGTAGGCCGATGTGGGATAGGCCTGGAGGCCCAGCGCCTCCGGATTCTGCCCGGTGTACTCGGATGCCATCTGCAGCTCGGTGTAGGCCGTGTCGGCAGCGCCTTCTGGAAAGCCCCAGGAAAGACGTATGCCGAAAATCTCCGACTTCGTCCGCAGGTAAGCGAGCGCGGGCGGCGCACCTTCTTTGCCTTTGAGCTCGGTGAGCGTCGAGCTTTTCCAAATCGACGTAATGTCGAATGAGCTGACAGCGCGCACGCGGGCCAGGTAGGCGCCGGCATAGATCCCGACCACGTCAACCGAAGTCGCCCCGGTACGCTGCAGCCGGATCCAGTTGCCGTTGTCCTTGCGCCACTCAACGTCGTATGCGACTGCGCCCTGCACTGCTGGCCAGGCAATCGTCATGGTACTGACCGCGATGCCTTGGTCCACGGCGTAGGCCGAGGTCAGGGACACGCTAGCCGGCGGCTGGACAGTCTTGACCGGGATCACGCTGATCGGGCGCTCGTCCAGCTTGGCGCCGGTGTCGATCGCAGCGAACTTGCTCGGGTTGAACTCGAGCGCGGTGATCTCGTAGTCGCCCTCCTGGGTGCGGGTCTTCAGCACTCGGAACAGCTGTACCGCCAGGTCGTCGTAGTCGATCGCCCACTGCAGCTCTGGCTCCGGCTGAACGCCATACGCGGTGGTCACCGTCACTGCACGACCGGCGACGGACTGCACCGTGCGCGCCTGGGCGGTGCCGTTCGGCAGGTTGAGGATCAGACGGTCACCAGCCTTGATCGGCGTGTCACGGTCCAGGGTCACGACACGCCCGGCGGCTGCCGAGATCCGGCCACCGTTCGGGCGGCCAGCTACCAACTCATCAGCAACTGGGATAACGAAGCCTGGCAGCGGGATTCGGCCTTCCATGCCGGTCTTGAAGGTGACGGTGCGGTCTTGGCTGTTGCTCAGCAGCGCCCACTTACCGCGGCGCTGAGCCTCAGAAGCGCGGGTGCAGCCGATGGCCGAGATCTCGATCGGGCGATCGCGGTACCGCCTCTGCAGCGACAGGTCGGTGACCGGGATGACGTCGGTGTCGTAGTTGTTGGCCGGGTTGTCGTAGCTGACCAGTGCGCGGCTGTAGTGCGTATTGCGCTCGGCACCGCCATAGACGAACTCGCCATCGATGACGTTGGCCCGGGTGAAGACGTAGTCGATGTCCTGCGCGCGCGGCATGTCCGCCTGCATGAACAGCGAACCGTGGGCCCAGTACACCATGCCTCGGTAGATCGCCGACAGATCGCGCAGCAGGGTCCAGGCCTCAGCGCGGCCCTGCAGGTTCATGTCGCACAGGAAGCGCGGCTCCTGACCGCCCTGCCCGTTCGGCACCAGCTGGTCGCAGTACTGGGCGATGCGGTACATCTCCCATTTGTCGACCATCCACGACTTGATGCGCTTGCCCAGGCCGAAGCGGTCCTCGACGCACAGGCCGTAGGTCACGAATGCCGGGTTGTTGGTCCAGGCCTGCTTGAAGGTGCCGTCCCACACACCGGTATAGGTGCGGGTCGCCGGGTCGTAGTTGGTCGGTACAGGCCAGAGTTTGGCCTTGCAGTCCACAGTCACCGCAGGGATGTTCTGGAACTGCTGGGCGTCGAACTCGATGTAGAGGAGCGCGGTGTTCGGATAGCTGAGCTTCTGGTCGATGATCTCCGTGTAGCCGGCAATGGTCATCGTGTCACCCACCGTACCGCTATTGGCGTTCGGGGTGATCCGGCGGACGCGCATCATCCAGCCGGTGGCTGCCTTAGGCAGATTGACCCGCACGGAGCGCTGGTAGCCGTTCGTGGTTTTTCCGTCGACGGCGCCCTGGTGCGCTTCAACGTACGCCCCGCCATCAGTGGCGATATCGATGGCGTACTCGATGCGGTAGCCGTTGGTGTTGCCACTGCTGTCCTGGCTGACTAAGCGCGGCCAGGACATACGCACGCGCACCGCAGACAGCTGCGTGTTGCTCAGCGAGCGCGTGAACGGGCTGTCACTGCGCAGCTCAACGTTGACGGTGTTCTCGCTCTCGATCGAGGGAATGCCCTGGATGTAATCCTGCTCAACGCTCCCGCGGCGCCACTCCCACTTCACACCCGGGAAGTTCACGTTGCCGCTGGCGTCCATGATCGGCGTGTTGTCGAGGTAGATGTCGCGGTCGGTCGGCGTACCTTCGAACTCGCCCTCTCCCACCGCCAACAGGATCTTGGCAATGTTCGTCGACTGCAGGCTGTCCGGTGCCTCGACGGGGGTTTTCGGCTTGCTCTCGCCGCCCTTGGCGCCGGTGATGTCCAGGTGAGCTGCTGCGCCCATGCTTTCCTCCGGGCAATAAAAAACCGCCCTGAGGCGGTCTGTTCACTGTATTGGCCTAGGCCTTGTCTTGCGCCTCGATGGAGGCTGAGATGATCGCGCCGCCCCAGCGGCGTTTGCCGATACAGATCGGCACTGGGTTTCCGCTCGCGGTGGTGTTCTTGGCGCTGCCGAATGCATAGCTCGGGAGGTTCTCCGGAGAGCCACTCATGGTGAGCCCTTGAGCCTGCGGGCTTAGCATTTGGATCACACCGCCCACGGCCATCGATCCACCGCCCATGCCGACAGCGAGAGCTGTGGCAGCAGACCAGCCCAACGGGTTCCACCAGGCCAAGGCCACAATCGCAATGCCGATGATGGTCTGAAGTAGGCCTGCTCGCTTGCTGCCGGTAACCACAGGGGCTATACGAATATCACCAGTTCCCCCGAAGCCGAGCTCCTTTTCTTCAAGGTTCCTTTCTCCACGGAAGACGGCAAACTCGAGCCCCTCCGCCTTGGAATTGGCAATAAACCGCTCGAAGCCAGGGACCTGAATACAGAGAGCTTTAATCGCTTCCGCAGGAGACCGAACGGATAGCCTGAAAGACCGCCCGAATCGGCGAAGCTTTCCGTAAAGCAGGACGTTGGTCATTGGTTGATGTTCGACTGCAAAGGCGGTCATGCTTTCCTCCAAGAACAAAAAAGCCACCCGAAGGTGGCCTGAGCTAAGTGCTTCCTCTACTTGACGCACGCCTTCACCGCGTCGGTGACCCGTTCAAGCGGCGACTGCCATGTGCGGTAGAAGTGATATCGAACCGTGGATCCACCGTTGCTTGGCTCCACATCGACCAAGTGCAGAGGCGCCTGCGCGTCTGGAGCGAGAACGGAGTATCGATTGCCGGATGACTGCAGAATTCCGCCGACGCTTGCGCCCAGAACGGTAGTGCTCTGCCAGCTATCACGAATGCATTCAGCGACGTCCTTGGCAGGCTTTTGTGACTTCAGATCCAAAAGCGGCGGATTGCTCCGAGTTTCGGAAACGCTCGCACACCCGCCCAGCAAAGCCAGCCCCAGAGCACCGATCAGAATTCGCATGTGATCCCTTCCTGAAAACCAAAACTGTAGCAGTCAACCTGGTCAGACATCCAGCATGGATGGAAATGCAGTACCCATCCATGATCAGGCCGTAGTAGCGTTGTGCCTCTAAAACGACACATCCGCCGACTGTTAAGAAGACGAATACAATGGAAGGTCTTTCGGCCGAAGTTCTGCCCGTTCTCAAGCAGCTAATGCCTGGATTCTTAGCAATGATCATATTCTACTGGTTTGCCGAGGCGAAAAAGCCAGTATATTTCGAACAGATCTTGCAGGCCCTCATCGCTACAGCCGTTATTCAGATCATCGTATCGGCAATTGAACGTTTGACCTATCTACTGGGGAATGTCTACTCCTTCGGAAATTGGAATAGCATCGCGGCGGACGGTTGGGCACTTATGATCGCAGTCGTATTGGGGCTTCTCCTCGCCCGATTTTGCAATAATGACACCGCGTTCGGCGTTGCCCGGTTCCTCAAGCTCACCTCCAAGTCGTCCCAAGGTGATGTGACCCACATCCATAAGGCGTTATCTAGTCACGGGGTGATACTACACTTCAAGGACGGCCGTAGGCTTATGGGGTATTTGGATGCTTATCCGCCTGACAAGAAATCCGGAATTTATCTCGTGAGTTCGCCGACATGGGTGACTGAAGGGATAGGCCAAGAATGTCCCGAAACGCATTCGATCATGATCGATGGGATAGATATTCAGTGGATTGAGTTCTTAAAATGAGGCTTCATGCGTATGAAAAAAGACGATTCTGGTTTCACTCGTGACTCGAATGATTTCGGACTGCTGGTAGATCAAAGCAAAGGACTGAATTTGACCCCTCCAACCAACCGGAGAGCTCTTCCAGTCAACATACCCAAAGCGCCCCCAGCTGCTCCGGACCGGAACGGCTCTGAAAAAGACAAGGAGTAGTCATGGCTGAGGGACCGGAAAAGCATAGCGAGCCAACGTTAATACCTAATCATCTCGCACCGAGTAATGCTCAACGTCGACCATTACCACAATCACCCCCAAAGCCACCTCCCCAGCCGCCTAAGGCTGCATCCTGAATCCACTTAGCCAAATGCTAGTCCCGTTGCCACCAGAGTTAACTCAAGAGCGAAGATGGGCTAGCGAACTTTACAGCATCGCTTCGTCAGGCAGTTCCCGCGCTCTCGAAGCGGTCGCTTTCTTTTGGGCCCTTATGATGACGCAACACAAGGCGCATTCGATCAAACCATGGCCCGCCGAACACGATGATTTCTGATGGCCTGCCCAGCAGGTGGTGCAGCATGAACGGTCCAGGGCCGAAGACCTGGGCATGCTCCTCCTGTAACTGGGCGTCGGCGCCCAGGTAGATGCCGGCATGGTTGGGATGAGCCGTACGCCCGACGGCCATGACGATCATGTCGCCGCGCTGAGGCTGGCTGACCTGGTAGAAGCCGGCAGCCTCATAGGCCTGCTCGTAAAGACTTGGGCCGTCTGCCTGCTCCCACCACCCCTCCTCCCTGGCGTACGCCGGGAACTCCAAGCCCCACTCGCGTTTGTACCAGTCCGCGCAGACCTCCCAGCAGTCCCACGCGCCGTGCACAAAAGGACGCCCCAGCAGCGGGATGTGACCGGTCGGCGTGACGGTACGAAGATCGCCCTCCGGCCACGACAGGATGTACCAGGGCAACCCTGTCGCCTCACACATGGCGAGGTCACGGGACGAAGGCCTGCTGGTGGCGTCCGGATGCGAGTGCACGATACCGATCACCTGGCCCTGGTCCTCAGCGGCCGCATACTGCTCCGGTGAGATGCGGAACTCCTCCGCCGGATCGGTCGCGGTGTTGTCGCACGGTATGTACCGATGGGAGCGGCCCACGGCAATGATCAGGCCGCAGCACTCGCGCGGGTATTCCGCCGCAGCGTGCGCTTGCACGGCGGCGAGGATGTGTTTGCGCATGGTCAGCTCCGTGCGATCAGGGAAACGGCCGGGAAGCCGCCGAAGGGCAACTGGTTGCCCTGGCCAAAGCGAACTGTGCAACCCGAGTCCAGACAGCCATTGCACTGGTCCTTAGCCGGGTCGTCCGTGGCGTTTCCATCGAGGTCGAAGTAGGGGCCGGTGTATCCGCAGTTGGGACCGCGGTAGCCGGCGGTCATCGCCCAGTGGCACAGCTGGGTCATCTGCCGGCCAATGGTCTCGCCGCCGACATCGCCAGGGCTAGCAAGCTCCCAAGCGACCGTGGTGCCGTTCTCAGATACCTTCTGATCGATGTACCAGACCTCAATCGCTTCTTCGGCAGGGTCTGCCTCCGGGTTGCCGGCGGGGAAGTTTGCCGCGTCCAAGTACCGCGCCATGGTGTGACGCATGGTCAGCTTGAACTCGAGCAGGTTGTCGAAGGCCAGGCATAGCGCTGTGATCCTGCCGTTGACGTTGCCTACGGTCAGCGTGGGTCGCACGGCGGTGCCGTCCGAGTTCGCCTCGATGCCCTCGATCTGCATCGGCCAGGCCCCGTACTCGTTGCCCTGCCACCAGATCGACTTCGCAGGAAGCTGATCGGCGTCGACGCCAGCCGCTGCCAGCTCTTCGGGCGTGTGCGGGATTGCATGGCCGTGGAAGCGCAGAGCGTCGGCGCCGAAATCCGAGCCGTCCAGTTCGAACAGGATGATCTCGGATCCCGGCTCCAGCTTCTGCAACTGGGTGATCAAACTCATGGGTGGTAACCCCTCTCAAAGGTCGCCGTGAGCACCACCACACCACCAGGCCTTCGCTGCTGCTGGAATGTTTCGCAGCGGTACATGCCCAGCACGCCTTCCGGATTGGTCCAGAGGAACGACTTGGCGCCACGGTGCCGACGGATAAAGGCTACGGCGGGGGCAATCTCGTCAGCCAGGCCACCAAACGACAAAGACCAGGTGTCGGTCTCGCCATTGAGTCCGTCGCTGGAAACCTGAGCGTAGCCGTCACCGAACTGCGATTTTCTGGTGCGCAGGGTGCTAACGCCGCTGGCCTCATCGTCCGGCACCCAGATAAATGTCTCGATCGCCATCAGCGCCTCCCCGTGCTGTTGCGGTAACTCACCCCGCCGGCTCGCCATGACACGGCTATCGCTCGCTCGGCCACGCCCTGCATCTGCCGCTCCAAGTTCTGCTGCAGCACGGCGCTATCCAGTTCCATGCCATCACTGCTCCGATCCTCCAGCGTCACCGCCACCGGCACATTTACTTGAACAACAGTTGAGCCACCGCCCGTGCCGCCGACCATCTGCACGCCGAGCGAGCCATCTGCCCCGCGCGCCAGGGGCATGATTGCCTCTGGACCGGCCTCCCCCATGATTCCAGTACCGCCGCCGGCAAGTCCAAACGCGGTGGGTTTGCTAAGAATGCTATTGGTGAACGCGCCACCCTTAGCGAACATCTGCACACCACCATTCCATGCGCCACCTTTGGCTTGAGCTGGGCCTGACCAGTTGTCCATGTATTGCGAGCTGTAACCCGCCTGGGTCGAACCCAGCGAAGACGAGCCGCCGCCAAAGTAGTTCGATGCTGCAGATACCCCTAGCCCCACCAAGCCACTGAGCAACGAGCTCGCGGCCTGCTGG